TTGGGACCGCATGACAGCGTTTCAGCGCGAGACGTTGGAAATGGTCGCGCATAAGATTGGCCGCATTTGCGCGGGCGATCCAAATTTCAAAGATCATTGGGACGACATTGAAGGTTATGTCCGCCTAACGGTGGAGCGCCTCTAATGCGTCTTCCCGATGTCGCCGCAAGGCTTGTGGAGTTGTCCGCTGAGATAGCGGAACTCTCTGCACATATTAAACGCCGCCGACCTATCAACGTCGCGCCTACGTCTTCGCGCAGAGTTACGAAAGAACTCGCCGCGGAAATACGCACGTTTGCAAGAGAGCATCAGACTTGGACCCAGATGCGAATTGCAAAAAAGTTTGGGGTAAACCCCGGACGCGTATCTGAGGCTGTTAGAGGAAAGCGGAACTAAAATGGCGTCCCGCGTTTCCATAGACATTGAGACTTGCTCTGAGGCTGATCTCCGGAAAGTCGGGACGCATGTCTACGCGCAACATCCAACAACAAAGATATTGTGCGTTGGCTACGCAATAGATGACGCGCCAGCAAAAGTCTGGCGCGCCATTAACGATCCTATGCCAGAAGACCTTTACGGAGCCGTCCACGATCCAGAGACAGAGTTTTACGCGTGGAATGCTGGCGGCTTTGAGATGATCCTTTTACCAGAGCGCCTTATTGAGTGGCCGATAATCCCGCTTCATCGCTGGCATTGCACGATGATCCGCGCAGCCTATTGGGGCTTGCCTATGAAGCTGGAGACAGCCGCGGACGCGCTTAAACTGCACTGGCGCAAAGACATGACGGGGCATCGTTTGATGCTATCAATGTCCAAGCCGCGCGCCAATGGCACATACTGGCATGAAAGCACAGACAAGAAAGAAATCTGGCGCTACGAGGCGTTGTGCAATTACTGCATTCAAGACGTCGAGGTTGAGCGCGACATTGCAAAACATTTACCGACATTGCCCGCTGACGAAGAGAAGCTGTGGCGCATAGATTTTGAGATGATGCGACGAGGTATGCCTGTCGATAACGACGCGATCCGCGCCTTAAAGAAAGTTGCAGAAACGCAATTAGAAGAACTCGATAAAAAGATGCGTTTTGTATCTTTTGGTAGAGTTTCGTCGGTTGGCAATGTCGGCGCGCTGACCCGTTGGTGTCATGCACGTATGAACCAATTGGGCATACATCAGCAAAAAGCGGAAGAATTACTCCCGGCCGTAGATAAGGAAAGTATTGATGCTTTTCTATCCGAACTCGAACCAGAAGATACGCACTTCATCCACCGTTCGTCAAAATTATCTATTCCGACAGACATTGCGGACATGTTGCGTATCCGCAAAGAGGCCGCGAAAAGTTCCGTTGCCAAACTACAAGCAATGGCAAATTGTGCGACATCTGACGCCAATATTCACGGTCTAACGATGTTTTACGGCGCGTCGCGCACAGGCCGCTGGGCGGGCAGATTAGTCCAAGTCCAGAACTTGCCGCGCGGCATTAAAGGCGTCGATCCTAATACTGAAATAGATAACATTATTCGCAACCCATACGCCTACACGCCACCTGCGCGCGTGTCGCAGCTTGAGGTTGTCTCCGCGTGTTTGCGTGGCTGTTTTAAACCGCACAAGGGTAAATTCTATGTTGGCGATTTTAGTCAGATCGAAGCGCGGGTTGTTGCGTGGCTCGCGGGGCAACAAGATATTCTTGACGTGTTCGAGAGCGGTCAAGACGTCTACACCTTCACCGCAAACAAACTTGGATCAAAGGATCGTCAGTTTGGCAAGGTTCTGGTGTTGGCTTGCGGCTTTGGAATGGGACCAGCAAAATTCAAAGACACTGCGGCGACATACGGACTTAATCTCACCGAAGACGAAGCCAAGTCAGCCGTGAAAATGTGGCGTGAAGCCAACCCCAGCATTGTTAAGTTTTGGCGCGATCTTGAGAAAGCCGCGCGACTTATACTAGACGGCGCGGCAAGCACTCGCGTTGTGACAGTTGGCAAAGTCGCACTGGCAATGGGCGCGGGTAAACTTTCTGGATGCCTATTGATCCGTCTTCCTTCTGGTAGACAGCTTGTCTACCGCGAGGCCAGATTGATTGACCGGCAGGATGGTTATCCAGCCAACATTGCCTACGCTGGACAGAACCAGTTAACGCGCAAATGGGAAGTCACATATTCCTATGGCGGCAAGTTGTGCGAGAACATTGTTCAAGCCTGCGCATCTGATTTGTTGCGTCATGCGTTGACGCTGATCCCAGCGTCGCTGTCACCGCTTGTGACGATACACGATGAAATCGTTTGCTCCCAAGGCATCCCCACATACGTCGAAAGCAAGAATATCGTCAATCTGGAACTTGCGATGACGACGCCGCCAACATGGGCGGACGGCTTGCCTATCGCTGCTGACGTGAAATCTATGGAAAGGTATGGGAAATGACAGATCCAATTACGGAACTTGCGGAGGAAATCAAAAAACTCCGCAAGAAAATTAAAAAACTTAAACGCGCCATACGAGTTAAGAAATAATTAAATTCTTGTTCGCTTGTCTAGCGCCTGTCTAAGCATCTTAACCTCTTGTCTAAGCATTTCGACCTCTCTTGTGAGATCTTCGATCCGGCGTTCGTATCCGTCTATGAGAGCTTGGAAGTTACGCGTGATGCTGTCTATTTTTGCGACTTCCGCGTCAACTTCTAGCTTCTCAGCTTCCGCGTTGATCTTTTTGCGACCCGCAAAATAACCAACAGTGCCGACTGTGATTGAGCCAAGTATTGGGGCGAGATAGTCTTTCACCGCGTCTAAAAAGCGTTGTTCTTCGTCTGTCATTTCGCGCCCCAATCACAGGCGGCTTTGCCGACAGCATTGTGCGCCTTGACTTGTTGAATGGTCGGGCGCGTATCTTTGCCCGACCAATAAATGGGTTTTGCTCCGTCGCAAAAGGTCAAATCACTCGCCATCGGGACGCTTGAAACCGTCGTTGTCTGACACGCTGTTAGGGTTGACGATAAAAGCGCGCTCAACAGCAAGACGAACTTGGACAGACTTATGTGCGGCATCAACTTGACCTTTTAAACTTGCCAACTGCTGTTCCGTTTTCCCCAGATCGACTAACCGCTGGGAGTTAAGCCAATCAAAAAGCTTTCCCGTGGCATTAAAAAACGCAGTGATTAGACTGAGTATGACGGGGATCATTTTGCCGTCGTATCTGGAATGGCGATCTGAATAACGCCCGTTACAAGCACACCGAGGGTCGGAACAAGTGCGCCTATTTCTTGTGCATGTGGCAAGAAAGCCAAACCTGCAATTAACTTTCCAATGCCACCCCAAGTTGAACCTTCTTTAAGACGGGCAAGACCCCAAGATAGAATAGCGTTCATTTTTCTCTCCTAGTTACAAGGATTGCTAGTGTTGTCGCGGGCGAGGCATTCGGCCTCTTGTAAAGAGACGCTACACCCCGCAAGCAGAGACATACCGACCAGCGCCAGCGATACGAAAACCGCTAAAGACAGGAAACGATATGTCTCGTATGTCATGCTGTTGCTTTCTCAGGAGGACGTTTTCCAGCCTCAAGTTGCGCTAGCGTTAAACCGCCGTCCCACTGTAAATGAGCCATTTCAAAGGATAGGCCGTGAAGGCCGAACTTGGCTCCAATGTCGTGACATTTTTTGAAGAGTTCGATGTCCTTCCAATCGGGTTTTCCCCCAACTAGCGGGACAAAATCAAAAGCGAGACGATAATTGTGAAAGCTTTGTCCACCGCGCGCATAAGTCACGATACGACCGGGGCGTGTCCGACCTTGGGCGTAGATATTATTTTGCGCGGCGTTGTCGCGGTAAGTCGAGGTAATGAGAATATCAATACCTTCTTTCTTGCACTCTTCGATAAACTGTCTTGCCTTCTCAGCCACCACAGGATGCAAATCATTGAGATCACGCGAGTTTATCATACTGTCTCCCTACATACCCGGTATGTAAACACTGTTGGTGCAGCAATGCTGCACAACACTAACAAACAAGACAGTAAAATACTATTGTTTCTAGGAGAAAAACGATGAAATCTTCAATAAATGTTAGGGTCTATTACGAAGACATTGTAGGCCAACATTGCAAGACAGCAGACAGTAGATATTGTTTAGCAAAATCAATGTTATTTTGAATACTGGTAAAAATAACTCCCCGATGTAGGCCGACATTCCCGGTGCCTAGATGCCGCAAAAAGGGCTTGTAGTGCAGCACTTGCTGCACTACATATAATTTTGAATTATGTGGCGGGGGCAGAAATGAAATTATCAGAATGGTTGACGCAGGTTGTTGATCGTCGTCTGGCTTTAGGCAGCATTTCCGAGGGTTCTGTCAGTCTTTACAAAGCCGCGCACAAACGCCTCCCCGCCAAGTTGCTCAAGATGGGCGTGGCAGAGATCAAACGCCGCGACATAGAGGAAGCCGTCGCAGATATGAACACACGCGGGTTAAGTCCCGCGACGATCAAACATGCTCTTACAATCTTAGCCAGTGCCTTCAATGAGGCGATTGATAATGAGTTGATCCAAGGCAATCCGGCTGTGCGGATCAAGACGCCAAAGAAGAAAACGCGCCTTAATCGTAACGTCGCCACTGATGGTCTAAAACGCCTCATGTCCATAGCCGAAAACCACCCTTACGGATGGTTGCTGCGCTTTGCTCTGGGGACGGGTTTACGCCGCGGCGAGTTGCTTGCTTTAACGTGGGGCGATCTGGATCTGAAAGCCGGAACCGTTAACGTGAATAAAAGCGTGATCGTCATCGACAACAAAGAATATATTTCTACGCCTAAGACCGCATCCAGCAATCGCATTGTTACTTTACCACCTGCGATTATTGCAGAGGCGACACGCCGCCGCGGCAACTATGATGATAACAATCATGTCTTCATAAGCAGTCAGAAATGCCGTCTTGCGCTATCCACGGCCAGCGACAGAATAAAGGAAATGTTGGTTGCAGCGGGTCTGCCCGATCAGACCTTACACTCGCTGCGGCACACTCACGCATCGCAGCTTGTATCCTTGGGCTTACCACTGCCTGCTATCGCGCAGCGTATGGGCCATGCCAATGTCGCAACAACGATGAGCGTCTACGCCCACCCCACGGCAGGCGAAGACGCAAAACTTGCTGCGGCTTTCGGGGCTGCTAATTAAGCAGACCCTTTGGCTTGGACTTGCGGTTGTAGTCATGCGCGGCTTGATTGCCCAAAGCAAGCCAAGCTGACGGATGAACGCCTAAAGGCAGACCACCGCCCACCGCTGCAACCGCGGCAGGACGTCCACCGACTTGTTGAGCCGTCGCAAGAAACTGCGCGTATTTCTTTGGGTCGCGCATTAGCTCTTTGAATATTTCTTCCTGTCTAGGCGTAATGCGTCCAACCATTTTGCGGATCTGTTCGGAACCGACTTGGTTAGCGATCAATGTGCCGCGGCCAAAGACACCTTTAGAAATCTTACCGCCCAAAGCCGCACCGCCCATACGCGCCGCGACATCAACGACGTCCGGGATTTTGGACTGAAGATCGACACCGGGAATACGTTGACTGCGGACCTCTCCCGCGACTTTAACTGCGCCAAGGTTTTCTCTAATTTGATTTGCCTCATCGCGTGTGAGAAGACCGCGCGCCATCATCCAATCTGTTAGCGACGTCCCGTTTTTATTTAACGGGCTTAGTGCGCGATTAGCAGCTTCATTCATGTCTGAGGTGTTGAGGATATGGTCGCGCAACATGGCGCGAAGACCCTCTTTGCCGTCTGGCGTCTTGTTAGCTGTCCTGTAAAGCTGCTCCAAACTCTGAACAGGGTTTGCGCTAGACACGGCGTTATTAATAACTTTGGTTGGATCTTCCGTGTGTCCAAGAACTTGTCTAGTAAAGTTCGCGTTACGAGATACGTCAGAAGTGGTCGCATCGCGGGCAATTTTTGCCCGGCCTTCCGCCTGCGCAGCTTTCTGTCCAACAATGTCTGCGTTCTGCGCCATCTGCGACGCCGCCGCCATGTCTTCATGCAGACCGGGAAACTGCTCGTAAATCTGTGGCTCTTTGTGAACCGCCGCAGCAATCTTGGAAGGTATCGGCATTTTGGTTATAGGATCTAAAACGCTTTGTCCGACTTGAACGCGTTGACCCGTCTCTAATAATGCCCGCGCGGCTTCTGGATCTTTAGCCGCAGCGAGAGCGTTTTCGATCTTTTGATATTGCGCAATGTCGGAACCACCGAGAATATTCTCAATCGTTCCGAGTTTCATCAGATTATCAGCGCCAGTATTCTTATTAGCAAGCGCTTCTACGACGCCGGGAGAACGACGGTATTTATCCATCATCTGCGTCATAAACTTATTGTAGTCTTCTAAGCCGCCAACCTTAAAATGGTTGGTCATGGTGTTGCCAAGACGATTTGCGTATTCTTTTGCTAAATTGGCAGATCCGTAATTCGCGTTAAGGCCACCACCGAACGTGCGTTGATCCGCACGAAGATTACCCAAAAGTTTTCTGTAATCTCCAACTGTTGCGTCAGGCTTGTCTAGGATTTGTTTCCAAGTATCAAGCGTCCCCGGCGACAAAGATGTCTGTCTGTCCACGCCGAGTTTGTTGAGCATGTCTGCGTGATAGGCTCTTGCAGCCATGTTGCCTACGACGCGATCATTATCAATCAGCGCTTCGAGGTCATTTGCTTTGGCTTTGTCTTCAAAAAGACCTTTCCAAAGTTGATCCTGCAAAGCGTTGTTTGCTGTGCGCTCCATTGCTGGCGCGACATCAAGAGATTTGCCCGCGTTGATAGCTTCTTGCCGCGCCGCGTTAGCGCTCATATTTGCGTTAGCCGCTGCGATCCCTGTCTTACCTTGAATAGCGTTAGCGCGCGCTTTTGCAGCTTCCAACATCTGCGCTGCGTCGCCGTTTAAAGTGCCGACAGCATTATGTGTAAGGTTTTGCATTGCCGCGTCTGTATCGCGCGTAATGTCATAACCGAACTTAGGATCTTTTTGTTTGAGGGCTGTAACGATACCCTGCGTCGTTTCGTCTGGTATAAAAGGCGTTGTCGCACCGCCGGGAAGATTATTTGCGGCGTGTTGTGCATCAGACATTAAGCGCTGGGTTTCAGCGTAAACTGACGTCGCGTCCGTAGGCAGACCCTGCGACTTGAGGTTTGAAATTGCCGCGTCGGTAAAAGCTTTTTGTGTATTTACCGCTGCGCCTTTTTCCGGGTTGACCATATTGCGGACAGTCTCAGCGACAGCCCCGCCACCAACTTTTTGCGCGCCTGCTGTCGCGTAACGCAACAACTGACCGGGGCCAACAAGCGAACCAGCGACACCACCAATTAAGTGAGCCGTTGGACTGTCTGGCGATAGCGTGTCTGCGGCCATTGTGCCTGTGCCAGCACCCGAAGCTGCTGCAAGCTCCCCTTTTAGAAAGCCTGTCTTGTCTGCGTTAATGGCTTGAACACCGCGCGACAGAAGATTTGATCCCGTAGCAACTGGCCCCAAAGCGCTTGCAATTCCCGCTGTCGCAAGACCTGTTGTCGCGCCCGATCCGGCCATACGACCGCCGTAATAATACGGCCGAGCGCTTGGAGAAATATCCTCTGGCGCGCCAGCAATACGCTCCCAAGCTTTAGACGCACGATCAAATCTGTATGGTTCACCTGTGTAAAGATGATGCGCGTATTCAATACCCGCTGATACGGGGTTTAAGTTCACAAGATCTGCAAAGTCACCAAGGCCACCGACAACCGCGCCCTGTCCCGCAGCTTTAATTTTGCCGCTGATGCCTTGGTAATCTTGGTTCTTTTGCGCAGCGGACTGAAGGTTTGTATCTAGCTTTTTAAAAGCGCTAGACACGTCATTCCATTCCGGCGTTCCTTTAAGGTGCTGGTTCTGGACTAACCAATCGCCAAACTCGTTTAGTGTCGCTGCGTCGCTCATTTTATTGTCCTAGAAGTTGTCTAGCTTTTTCTATCGTAGACATGCCGCTGTTTGCGCCGCCGTTTGTATCGCCGGTCATGCTGCGCGCTGCGTCTGCACCGGGAGTGTAAGCGCGACCCTGTTCATTAGCGGACAAGCCGTTAATGACATTTTGGAGTTGCGCTTTTGTATCGCGTAAACGGGTATAGCTTGCCATAGCCGTGTCGCGGTCTGATTTGGTTCTTGAGTTTTGCACTGTTTGCGCAGCTTCGTTCATGCGCGTATCAAGCATTGGTAAAATGGCTTGATATTTGTTTCGCGCTTCTGGACCGCCAGTAAACCAGCTACCAATTGCAGGAAGCATTTGTTGAACTTGCTGCACTTGGAACTTGCTGCGACCTGCACCTGCCAAGTCGCCAGATAAATCGCCTGCAAGACGATTGTGCAATCCAGCAAGTGAGGTTTTATTTTGTATATGCTCTTGAACATTTTCTGAAGGCGAGCCGCCCCAGAGTGATTTCCAACCCGCTTGCAAATTGTCTGTATTAGGCCCAAACGCGCCCGCAGGATTTGTCATAGGCGGCGGCGTTACAGGCGCTGTCTCCGTTGGCGCATTAGACTGCGGCGCGCCGACCATCTCTGTCTCGCCAGTGCTTTTATTGTAACGAACAAAACCGTTGCCCATTGGATCTGCAACGACACCATAGCGTTCTTGTGATGGATTTAACCGATCAAATACTTCTTTGGTCGGCATCTTTAGCGCACTTGCCGTCCGTTCAATATCTGTCGGTAGGCTTTGTTGAGCCAACACTTTAAGACCGTTGTCTGGATCTGCCTGTATTAACTGTTTAATTGCAGGATGCACATTAGGATCGTTCAAAGCAGATTGGACGGCTTGCTGTTGCTGCGCATAAGCTGTCTGAGCTTGCGCTTCTCTTTGATTAAGTAAACGTGTCTGCGCAGCGTTTAAAATGTTGTGCGGGACTTGACCTAATACAGCCGCGCTTGCTGCGATTGTCGCCGCGCGTTGCGACGGCATTTGACGCATACCCGCGCCGATTAATAGCGGCGCAAGCTGCATCAACATCTGAGCGTGGGCTTGACGAACGTCGTCTTGATTAGCACTTACAGTTGGTGCGGCGACGGCAGCAAGGGGGTTGGTTGCAGCCGTCGCCGCGCCCGCACCGTAGGAAGGTTCGGCGGGGCTGTTTCCACCGCCAAGCATGGCGAGAATGTCAGAGAGAGCCATTACTGACCCCCATAAAGTTGAGCGCGCAACCACGCCAATTTAGGATCTTCTGGCGTATTGGATTGCATTACTGGACCCGGACCTTGTGACAATGTTGTCGCGCCGCGCGGTAACGTCAGACCCTGTAAACCTTGTGGCATTGGCGGACCCATTTGTGGACGCATTGGCGGCAATGGCGGATTAGCTGGCGGCTGCATTGGAGGTTGCATTGGCCCCGGTCCTTGCGCTGGACCCGCGGCTGGACCGTTGTCTATGCGCGGCATAGCCTGCTGTGGAGCTTGCTGTGGAGCTTGTCCTTGGGGCTGTCCAATTCCTTGAGACGCCAAAAATGCAGCGATTGCTTGTGGATCTGGTTGCGCAGGCGCGACAGGTGCAGGCGCGCCGCTTGAACCTAAAAGACCAGCGGGGCGCGTTGGCGGTAATGGCGCAGTGGCAGCGCTTGACATATGTCTTGGGCGATGCGGCGGCGTAGGTGCCGCAGACTGTTGTTTTGGTGAATTGGCAATAGCGCTGGACATATCCACGCTCGGCGCGGCCTGCGCGTTTCCGCCTAGAAGACCTTGCAGATAAGGCAACAATTCGGAAGCATAACCATACATTGTAAGTCTCCTAGATTAATCCCTGCGTAGCATTTGCAATTGCTTGTGCGTGTAAGTCTTGGATCTGTTTGATAAAATCGTCGCCATATCGCGTTGTTTGTTGCGGTTGCTCAGACAGCAATCCCTGTAAAGCTTCATTTAAAGCTGTGTTGTCGCCTTGCGGAGAAATATCAGGAAGCGCTTGCGGTTTTGGCGCGAACATCGGCGCGGAAGACGTGGCGGATGTTGTAGGCGGGATTAGACCCGTAGGCTGTCCAAGCATTTTTGCGACATGAGACGCGACAGTGCCGTTACCGTCAAAAGCGTTGTAGTGTCCGGGCGAACCAGCGTTGATTGTTGAATACATGTCTAGCAAGCCCATTCCGGGCTTGTATCCGCGCGCTTGCAAAAACGACAAGGTTGCGTCGATTTGGTTACGCGCGTTTGGGTTCTTTGTGTCTACGCCGAACTGTTTTCGTTCTTCTGGACCAAACTGAATTAACCCAAAGTAATTACCGCCTTTACCGCCCCAACGTGTCGGATCGCCAGAACTTTCGTAGTTCATGGCGCGCAATAGATGCTGCGGATCATAACCATACTGCGCAGATCTCTGCGTCAGATAAGCTACATCATCGGGGGTTAATCCGCTCATTAATAAACAACTCCGTTTTGAGTAAAGCCCCCGCCCGGATTAGCTTGTGGAACATTAGCGTAGGAAAAACCGGGGTTAGCATTGTTACTACCGCCAAAGAAATTTCCGAGACTGTTACCCAACAAACCCAGACCAAGGCCCTGCCCGCCGGGAAGGAACATGCTTCCAACACCTGCGGCTAAACCTAATCCCGTAAGAAGAGGATTAGACGTCGGCATCTGTTGCTGTTGCATAGATGTGCCAGACGTATTTGAATTAGAGCTTCCCGTCGTATTGGACTGCGACGACGCTGTTGTGTTTGATTGACCTTGCTGTGTGCCTGTTTGGCTCGTAGCGCCGTTTGCGTATTGCGTTCCAGACGTAGACTGCGCAGTTGAATGGGGCGCAGAACTAACGGTCTGGTTGTAGAGTTGCTGCAACTGCTGCGGCATATTGTTGAGATATTGATAGTTATTATACCCCGCCGTGTCTGCGGCCTGCTGCGTTGTCTGCTGCTGATTGCCGTAACCCATGACGTTGTTAAGCTGGTTAGCCATTGTGTTAGACGCTGTCGTGCCAAGATTAGACAAAGCATTTCCGCCGTTAAGCAGATTGCCCATATAATTTTGAAACGCGTTTTGATTATTTTGCTGCGACGTCAGATTGTTGCTTATGTCCGCGCCAAGCAACGACGTTGCTTGATTATATCCGCTGTTTAGCAGGTTAGCGATAAGGTTATTTGTGTTAAGATTATTTTGCGCCGTCGCAACACCTTCCTGCACACCCTGTCGAGAACCACCAAAAGCATTAGCTGAGATAGCTTGATCGTGGGTCTGATTGAGTGCGTTATTGAGGTTTTGCTGACCGATTTGACTGACGCTATTAACGACATTGTTAATATACGGGTTCATATAGTTCCCGATATTCTGCAAGCCATTTGCGTATGTCTGCGCCGCTACTTGCGGTCCTTGTTGCATAGCGCCGCTAATCGCATTGCCTGCCGCGTCGTAGTATGGCTGCGCAGAACCAACAAGATTTTGATACGCATTACCGACAGCGTTCTGGACATCATTCATTCCAGCCGTAAGCTGTCCAGCATATGGCGTTATGCCTTGCTGTAACAAATTTCCTGCATTTTGAACGCCAGCTTGTGAAGCTTGCTCCAACCAGACAGGAATTTGATTTAAGGACAGTCCAGAACTACCACCGACCTGCGAGCTTAAACCATTAGCTGTCTGCGACGCTGTCTGATTTGTCTGGCTCTGTTGCTGCGTGTTTGTATTCTGGTTTGTATTTGTGCTTGTCTGTTGATTGGTGACAGTGGGTATCCACTGCATATTGTTTCCGCCGCCCTTAGACATTAGTGCGATCCTTCAAGATCTAATTCAAAAGTTACGCATTTGGGCTTAAACCCATACGCAGGAAACCGTCGCAGAAACCCTTTGCGCGAAACGCTCGTCAGAGAGACGCAGCCATTTTCTTTCGCAAAAGCTTTTACCTGCGGGAGATATTCTTCTAGGAGTTTCGAGAGTTTACCCGCCGCGATAAACAGATGAAGTTTGCGACAACGCGGGTAATCGACAATTTCTGTGATGACACAACAATCTTCGTCGCCCCAATATTGGAAGCGCCCCGCCTTGATACCTTCCGCAATATCGGCGCGCGTATGCGTATGCCCGCCAAGCGCAAGCGCCTTGTCGAATAAAGCCGGAAGACTAGATTGGTGGCTGCACTGTTCCACGTGTCGCAACAGTCCTTACTAAATTGCCGCTGTCGTCCACCGTGACGGCGTAGACAGTGCCATTTGGCGATTGAAGGAGTATTTGCGTTTGGATCGTATTCGGC